TATCCAAATGGGAGCAGTGTAGAATCGGTAGCACCAGCTTCAACATCGCCATCAATTTCGACATAAACATACTTAGAATTATTTGGATAATCGCCATAGCTTTTAAGTATTTTTTCAGTCGCATCAAATTGTACATATTGGTTACCAATTTTACGACCAATATAGCTCGGAGACTTGGGATCTAAACTACAGTTATCAAATCTTTCAAGGACTACAACCTTGTTGTCGGTATCTCTAATATCTCTAATAACAACAGAGAATGTACCGTATGGGTTGCTAGTCGTAGAAGACTGACGAATTTTTTCAATCGAAACCTTAGCATTTTTATGCAACCATTCACCGTGTCCACGGCCAATCAAGCGGAATAGTTTTTGTGCGTTCTGAGGCTCATATGCAGCTGCTACACCTTGATCCTGGCCAATAAACCAGCCCGCAGCAGCTTCACGTGAAGCCTGTGCTTTCATGTTAGCTGGGTTGTAGTCATTGTCAAGTATACCACCAGAAGCTAGCGGAAGCAGAACACCAAACATATTTTGCAAACTGTGCATTCCTTTTCTTCGAAGCGCTTGCTCGTAAGACTCTCCAAGCCAATAATCTTTCCTAGCACTTGCAGGATAGAAAGTGGTTGTATTATTACTAGCAACTTGAGGATTAGTGTTAAATCTCTTGCGAAGGAATGTTTCTTGTGTATCATCAAAACTAAATTTAATAGTTTCAGATGGCTGAGTACCGGAAATGAAAATACTGAATAGTCCATCGCTATCAGACTCAACAACTTTACCAACACCCTTAGTGCCGCGATCCAGATCCCCCGCGGGGCCAACAACATTACCACTTAAGAAAATCTTACCTTTATTAAGGTAAAAAGTAGCAGCGTGAGTGCCTTCGCCAATGTTTGCACTTGAACCAGAGCGGAACACAAAGAGTCCGAAAGCGCCGCCATTGCTTGTTAAAGCAGTGGTGGAATCGCTAAGACCACTTCCACTAACTGGCTTTCCTGAAGTGGCCCAGCCTGCCGCGGCATCTCCACCAACCGACTTACCAGTGTCAGTTTGTTGTCCCAAAATGCGAATAAAGGTCAGAGGGGCCACATTCGATCTAAGGAACGCTTTGGCAGCGTAAGTTCCATACATAGGAGCTTGGAAGTTACCATCACGATAAATATCGCCGCCGCCTGAACCTGCAACGGTATCCCCGAATTCTGTTACAAAATCCGAATATGAACTAACTTTGACCGGAGTCATCGCAAGACCTCTTCTTGAGCGTCCAATTACGACCGGTCCAATAGCATCTGCACTCTTTGGAATAAAGGAGTTATCAATCTCGTTGATAAATACCCCTGGAGATACAAATTTAAAACTTTTCACTGACATTATGTGTCCCTCTCTTTGGTTTAATGTACTTTATGCTTGCGCAATCAAAGATAAATAGTATTTTTAATCCCAAAGACACTTCAGGAAGTGTTTTAGCCACCAAAAAAGTCTTCTGTGCCTGGAAGCGGCTCAGATTCACGAGGATAAGAAAGTTCGACAACGTTCTCGTCAACTCTTACAATCGGCCTATCATCATTCTCGCCTTCGCCCATTAAATAACCAAGTACTCTAATATTAATTTCTGAAGTGAACATTCTCATCTCTTCATCCAAATTAGACACATTATTATTATGTGTAAACGATTGATCAATAAATCCTTCATACGAATGACCATTTCGTTTCATCGTAAATGCGTTGATTTGGCCCGTTCTGGTAATGAACGGGGCCATCATTTCATTCATTTGCTGTTGATATTCGCACTTAATAACAATTTTATATTCAACATTAACATAAACTGGAATCGGGATAGAAAGCGTTTGTATCACTACTTTCTTATTTATTCTTGGTGAATGTAGTTGATTTTCGCCCGTAGTGTCATTTCTGACAGCCTTAACAACAGCAAAATTCCTAGTTTTATCCTGTTTAATCTTTTTAGCTAAAATCATGCGTCCAGTGCGGCCATTTTTATCATAAGAATAAAGATGTGCTTGGTAAGAACCTTTTCTCTCTGGATCTTTTATAATATTAATTCTTTCGATACTGATAAGTGGCAGCTTTAATGCGCCGGCATCATCTCTTAACTCCTTTTCATTTTTTATTTGGAAGGACCTCTCGGGAGTTTGCCATAATACAGGTACTTTAACAAAGCCTTCATTAGTTGTAGCCCTTAGTGCCAAATCTTCTTTCATCCACGAGATTATTGAGTAGTCAATATTCTCAATATCAGATGCCAACATACCTATTTCTTTTAAAGACAGGTTTCCCATATCCATCGGTATCTGTGCAAAATCAAAATTATCAGGAAGCATCAAATAAACCCTTTCTTGCTCTTCTGCAGCGCGCTGCAATCTCAAATTCTCTACCAGCTTGGCCAAAAAGAAGTTTTGGCTCTGATAAATTAACTATTTCGTAATAATATTCGCCGTAAAGCACAAAATCACCTTCTCTAACGTATAAATCCTGATCTTCTTCAAGCCTGCGTTTATGAAAGTGTACCATAATCTCCCACGATTTGTCAATACCAGCGCTTTCCATATATTCAGTGGAGTAGTCAGTAAATTCAACAAGTGCATAAACACGAACAGGCGGGAGATATGTCTTTTTGATCGCCTCACCGTAAAGATCATGGAACTGTGTAGCTCTGAGATCAATAGAATAATACAAAATTTGTTGTCCAATGACTTTCTCAACTAATTCATCGTTGATTTGCTTAACAAGGTCGCGCTCTTTCTTGCCTAAAAAAAGCGGAGGGGGAGGAGCATCGGGTCTTGACCATTTATTATCGTCTGACATTTAAATTCTCCTATCCTACAAATATTGGCAACGGTGAACGTCTTAAAGTTTCCTCTGCTGCTGTGACCTTTTCTTGATCTTTCTTTGCAAGCTCTGGGTATTCGACTTCTTTCAGTATCTCCATAAGCTTGTCTTTTAACTGTTGTTGCTCATCCTTAGCCTGTGATAACAATTCTGAGTGGTTGAGAGTCACACTTTCTCCAGGTATTGGAAGGGTTTGAAATTTACCTCTAATTTGACCTAACATTTCCTTACACAATGCTAATCCATACTTTCTAATCCATTGCTTACCGATAGCGTTGATATTTTCATAAGGAATGTTATCAAACGGAAGAGTATTAAGGTTGTTAATTCCTTCAATGCCAGTATCAGTTTCACTACCTTCTTCAAAAACGCTAGATTTAATTCTAAATTTAAACCACACTCTGTCAAGGTATCCTGCAAAATTATCATCGCCTCTGGGTGATGGATAAAGCCTTAATTTATTGTTTATTAGTTCATACGAATAATGTGATACTCTCGTATACAAAGAATCTTCATACATGACAGCCTGAAGTTTGTTTTGCCACGTTGGAACAATTTCAAATGTAGTATCATCTGCATATTGTCCATAAGTCTGGTAGTTGCCTACAACACCTACGCCCCCGTAGTAGCCGTAAAATCGCCACATTGCTATTGGCGAACGATAATATACTTTATCAATAATAATTCTTTTGTTTGTAACTTTTCCCGCGTAATCAATAGCATCTCCGTTGTCATTTAGCCCAGAAGCAGCAGAGCTTGAAATAATTGCTTGCAAATCATAATCTGATTGATTTTTTGTTGTTTTAAACGAGCCTGAGTAAATTGTTGTTGTGCCGCCGACGCCTGCCATCGTGGCAAACCCATCTGCTATTTTATTGGTGTAATTAGCTTCAATACGTGGGAATCTGAGACTGGCACTAACCGGACCGGATGTGCTTTGACCCAAATGGTTGAATGTGCCTGTTACGTCACCAAGAGCATCAGATATAACATTCTTACCTTGATGAAGATTAAATATATATGAGTACTCAAGGACAGCCTCTTCGTAAGCAGCATACACATTAGCGGGTGTCAGCTCAATGTCAACAACGTCACCGCCTAATTTTTTAAATACATAAGCTACTTGATCAGACGCACCGCTGCGGAAAGCGGCTGAGCCTGTATAAATACCGAATGGCACTGCTGAAGAAACTTCCTCCGCAGAACCTGTTGAGGTAAGAATAATTGCACTTGTTTGCGAATTGGGGCTTAAATCTCTTGGCACACACAGACCCTCCTATTAACTAAATAGTTAAACATAGCCAAAGACAGTCACTTATGTAAGATATTTACGAAGTCTTCTTAGTTGTCTTTGTTTTTTTGGCTTTTTGGACTGGAGTAGCCTTTTTAGTAGCTGTTTTTTTAGATGCAGGCTTTGCCTTCAGTTTTGGTGCAGCTTCAGGCTCCGCTTTGACTTCTTCAACTACTGGCTTAGCTTCTTCTACTTGCTGCGTTAACGTCTGCTCAACAGTCTCTTCTGTTTGACGGGCGCGTAATTTAAACATTAGTCTTCTACGTGGGTTCATGATATATCCTCTCTGTTAAACCTGTAATACTAAATAGTTACATAATAACGAAACGAAAATCTGAAAAAATTGGCTCCGAAATTTTTTAGCAGATCGCCATTTTTAAAAACAAAAGCCCCCTCAGAAAGAGGGGGAAAATATAAAAATATTTTAAATTGATTTAGTCAAGAAGAATGTATCTAACCCAAAATCTAGCTGCCCCAGAAGTGATATTACCAGTGCTTGGTATTATAGAACCATAAACTGATCTTTCAGAAGTACTATAGGCGATATCCGCTTCAGGCACCAATGTCGCGTTTCCGCCCAATGCAGTGTTCTCATGTGCGATTGTGCTAGTCCCTTTGCCAACAACAAGCGGACCTGCACCGTTAGCCATAAGACCATCATCATCACTAGCAGTTAGTTCGTGACCACCTGACGAGGTACCAAAGAAACATTCAAGTTTCATTGTTGTTGATAATACAAGATTTGTAGTAACAACACATCCCATATTCACAATAACAGCGTTTGCTGGAATTGTAATGGCCGCAGAAGTGAAACCACCAGTTCCATCAGCTTCGGCTGCATCTGAATAAGCACACATCTCAATACCTTTCACGGCCTCAAATGTTGAACCTGAAAAATCCAGATCTCTTTTTAAATTCTCTAATAAGGCTTCGACTCTTGCCAAGCC